GCCATCCTTTCGCGCGTGTCGGGTTTTGACTTCAGAGAAAGGCTTGAAAATGGGCAGGCGTGGCCCGGTCCCCGATCCGTCGAGCGAGCGAAGCGCGAAGGGCCGGAACACCTACGCCCGCCGCGGTCCGTCGCGACCGATCGCCGAGGTCTACCCGCCGGCCGCGGTGCTTGAGGACGAAGCGGCGCTGGAGTTTTGGGAGGGCCACGCCCCGACGCTCGTCGCTGACGGCCGGCTGCGCCCGGAGCAGGCGGAGGCGTTCGCGATCCTCTGCCACCTGTTCTCGGACATGCGGTCCCTGGCGGCTCGCATTGCTAAGGATGGGATCATCATCGAGACGGCGAGGACTGTGATCCCCCACCCTGCCGTGAAGCTTCGCCGGGAGGCGCGGCGGGATTTCGTGTCGCTCTGTCGCGATTTCGGCCTGACGGCGGCGTCCGAAGCGAGGATTCCGCACGGCGGCGAGGACCCTTCCGATGACGACCCCGAAGGCGATCTCCTCGACGAACTCACCGGCACGACTTCCTCTTGAAGTCGACTGGCGGCTCGATGCGGATTGGACCCGGCGGCCGGAGTACGTCGAGGGGTACACTTTCGACCCGGTCGCCGCGGAGCGACCTTGCCGGTTCATCGAGGGGCTCTGCCGGCACCCCGGCGAAGCGGGCGAGGCGGCCAGCAGGATCAGGCTACTCGACTGGCAACGGCACGAACTGATTCACCCGCTCTTCGGGTGGCGGCGGCCGGACGGGCGGCTTCGGTATCGCCGCGGGGCGATCTTCGTGCCCAAAAAAAACCGGAAATCGTCGGCGATGTCGCAGATCGCGCAGTATCTGCTGACGGCCCACTTCCCCCTCGCCGACGTCTACCCGGCGGCTGTGGATCGCGAGCAGGCCCGCGTGATCTACCGCATGGTAAAGCGGAGCGTCGAGGCGTCGCCGCACCTCCGCGACGTGCTCCAGGTGGTCGACTCGAAGAGCATCATTCGCAACCGGAAGCACGGCAACGAGCTGCGATGCCTCTCCGCCGACAGCTACCGCCAGGAGGGGCTGAACGGGTCTGTGATCGTCGACGAGATCCACGCCCACCGCTCGCCGGACCTGGTTGCGGCGCTGATGTACGCCACTCGAGCGACGCCGAACGGGCTGGTGCTGGCGATCTCGACGGCTGGGCAGGACCGCGACGACGGGAGCATCGGCTGGGAGTGGTGGCAAGACTGCGAAATGGTGATGGCCGACCCGGCAAGCAACCCGACGTTTTACGGCCGAATCTGGGCGGCCCGGGACGGCGACGACTTCAGCTCGCCGGAAGTGTGGCGGCGGGCGAACCCGTCGATGGGGGTGGCGTTCCCGGAAGACGAGTTTGCGGCGGACTACAAGGACGCCTGCACGCAGCCGAACAAAATGGCTCGCTGGCTCCGCTACTCCCTGAACGTTTGGACGTCGAACGAGACGAGGTTTTTCACGCCCGAGAAGTGGGCGGGCTGCAACGGAAAGACGGGGCTCCTCGCCGGCAGGAAGTGCGTCATCGGGGCGGACCTGTCGAAGCGGATCGACCTGTCGGCGGTGGTGGCCCTGTTCCCGAACGACGACGGGACGTTTGACGTCGACGCGATGGCGTTCATGCCGGAAGCGATGATCTCGGAGCGGGAGCACGAGGACCGCAAGCCTTACCGGATGTGGGTCGACCAGGGGTGGATCACGGCGACGAGCGGGAACGTGATCGACCACGCAAAAATCCGCGAATATCTGTTGGATTACGCGAAGAAACACGAGGTCGAGGGGATCTTCACGGACGTCACGGGGGCGTGGCAGCTGGCGCTGGAACTGCAAGGGGAGGGGCTGCGGGTGGAAGAGTATCCGCAGACCTTCCGCGCCATGTCGTCGCCGACGAAGCGGCTGGAGGCCCTCGTGCTGGAGAAGAAACTCCGGACGAACGGCAACCCGGCCCTCGCCGACGCGGCTGGATCCGTGATGGTCGAGGACAACGCCTACGGTGACATCCGACCGGTGAAGCGAAAGAGCACCGGCCGCATCGACCTGTTGGTAGCGCTGATCTTCGCCATCGGCGGATGGGAGCGGAATCAGGTCACGAACACCGCGCCGAAAACGAAGCCCGGGATCATGGTCCTATGATCGCACACGCTACCGCCACGAAGGAGCGTCCTGGGCTCTGGATGCCGGGTGAATCCCGCGCGTGGCCGTTCGACATTGAGACGGGTAAGTTCGTCGACCCGACCGGGACGAAGGGCAACCCGTCCGGCGTGAAGATCGACAACAAGACCTCGCTGCGCTCGACGGTCTTCTTGGCGTGCGTCCGCATCCTCTGCGAATCGATGCAGATCTTGCCCCGCCAGCTCATGCGGCGGACGAGCCCCCAAACAAGCGTGACGGAGTGGGCCCACCCGTACCACCGGCTCTTCGCGACCAGGCCGAACGCGTGGCAGACTTCTGGCGAGTGGGTGTCGCTCTCGATGCTGCACCTGACGACCTGCGGGAACGCCTATTCCGAGAAGGTCTACTCGGTCGACTCGCTGATCGCGGGTTCGCGGCGGGTGCAGTCGCTTGAGCCGATCCATCCGACACGGATGAAGCCATTTTTCGACGCGAGCGGCCGGCTCAAGTACGAGTGCAAAGAGCCGGACGGGTCGCGGACGATCTACGACCAGGCCGACATCCTCCACATCCGCTGGCTCTCCGACGACGGGATCACTGGCCTCGTGCCGACCGAGCTGGCGCAGGATGCAATCGGGCTGGCCCGGGCGTGCGAAATCCACGGCGCCGCGTTCTTCGGCAACGGTGCCCGGCCGGGGCTTGTGCTCAAGACCGATGCCGAGGACCTGACGAAGGAAACGAAGGACGAGATCCGTTTCATCTGGGAGCGCGCCCACCGCGGCCCGGAGCGTGCCCACCGGCCGGTCGTGCTCACCGGTGGCCTGACGCCGGAGATCATCGACGGCAACAACCAAGAGAGCCAGTTCCTTGAGACGCGAAAGCTCCAGGGGGAGGAAATCTGCCGCGTTCTTGGCGTGCCTCCGCACATGGCCGGGATGCTCGACCGGAGCACGAACAACAACATCGAGGCGCAGGGCCGGGAATACCTGACGTACACGCTGATGGCGTGGATCGAGCGATTCTGCTCGGCGATCCACCGCGACGTGCTCGCGTCGGAGGGCGAGGATTATTTCCTCCGCTTCGACACGTCCGCCCTGCTGATGGGCGATTCCGCGACGCGGATGGCCTACTACCACACCGGCATCCAGGACGGGATTTTCTGTCAGAACGAGTGCCGCGACCGCGAGGGGCTCAATCCAGTCGAGGGGGGCGATCGGCGGTACATCGGACTGAACATGCAGCCGCTGACGGCGTCGCCGGAAAGCGGCGCGGCTGCGCCCCCCGGCACCGCGGCTTCGCCGGCAGCCGACCAGGGGCTCGACAAGGGAAAGATCGACGGCGTCATCGCGGTCCTTGAGCAAGTGCGGAGCGGCCTGCTGTCCCGCAGTGCGGCATCGGCCCTGCTGTCGTTGGCGGTCCCCGGAGCGACGCCGGACACGCTCGCCATAATCCTCGCCGGCGTGCAGGAGGTGTCGACGATCACGCCGCAGCAGCCCGCGGCGACCCCGCCCGCTGCGCCCCCGCAGTCGCCAGCGGTCATCGCCAAGCGTTCCCGCTCCCCACGCGCGAGGTGATCCCATGCCAAACCCTCCAGCCACGCAGCCCCTCGGTGATCCCGGGATCGAGCGTCGTTTTTTGCTCGTGGACGACGCGTCGACGCTCCCGGTTCCCGACATCGCGGAGCGAATCGTCCGCGTCGAGCAACGCGCTACGCCAGGCGTCGGCGGCGCGCCTCGGGCTGGGAAGCGAGACTGGATCGTCGGCTACGCGGCGGTCTTCAGCGTGCTTTCGCGCGAGATCACAGACGACAACGGTTTCAAGTTCGTCGAGCGGATCGCCCCGGGTGCATTCAACATCGTCGAGGAGCGTCGCGGCCGGCGTCGGCCGCTCGAGACGCGGGCCCTGTTTGACCACCAGACCTGGCTCCCGCTGGCGAAGTACCCGAAGTCGCTTGGCCTGTTCGTCGACGAGATCGGCCTGCGGTACGAGTTTCCGGTGCCGCGCACCACATACGGCCGCGACTGTGCCAACAACGTCCAGGACGAGATCGTCACCGGCAGTTCGTTCACGTTCAAGGTGATCCCTGGCGGGGACACGTGGACGTCGGAAAAC